CGAGGTCAGCAAGTTCATACTGCGCGGTTTGCAGACCCCGGATAGTTCCGCACAGTTCTTTGTAGTGATCGTAGGTTTTAGCACCACCACCACTGACAACATCAACCAACTGCTTGACTTGTTCGTCAAGTTTTTTGTTCAACACTTCAAGCATATTGGCCATGATTACTCCTTATTACCCTGTAATAAACGTTGAATTCTGTCTAGATCAGCGTGCCTCATTTTCTGCTCATGGACTTGCCCACCGTGAGCCATCTTCTGCTGAGCCTGAGCCTGTTGCTGCTGCATGGCTTGCTGCTGTTGCATTTGAGCCTGTTGCTGCTGAGCCTGCGCTTGCTGCAACTCCAACTGTTTAGCTGCCATCTCTAGACCGTGCAACTCTTGAGCTTGAGCAATCTCTTGCTGTAGTCGCATCGCAGCTAGCGCTGGATCTTCACCAATGCGAGCCGCGCTCTCTTGTGCCTTGAGTGACAACTCTTCAGCCTTGAGCTGCAAGTCACCCTTGACCTTAAGCGCCTTGATCTCAGCTTCTTGTTTCTTGATCTGGAGTTCAGCTTGCTGCATCTGCATGATCGGATCTTGAGCCTGCTGCATCGCTTGCTGCTGAGCTGCTTTGGCTTTATCCATTGCAAGAAGTTGAGCAGAAGCCTGAGCCACAAGTTTAGACATCTGAACTTCTGTGTTCTCGTCCAACTCAATATCAGGAGCAGGCAGTGTTGCACCCAACTGTTCTTGAATTTTCTGACGGTACTGGAACGCAACGTGTTCAGCAACGTGGGCCATGATCGCAGCTTGAATCTGCTGAGCCATGGGGTTCTGACCAATCTGCCCCATCACAATCGGGTCTTGCATCATTGATGTGTGTACAGCAATGTGAGCATCGTGGTCTTGGTAGATAAACGCCTTCGTTGGCTTACCGGTTAAGAACGACATGTTCTCAGACACAGGATCGCGTGGTGTCATATCGTCATCTATCGGCACAAGTTTGTCTGCGTTCTTGATGCCCAAGACTTCAATCATCTGGCGGTGCAGCAAGGGCAAGTCGTAGATCTGTGGAGCGCCTTGAGCCAGCTGAATGACGGCTTGGTACTGCATGATGCGCTGAGCCATCGTCGCACTGTTTGGATCGCTGACTGGAATCACTGACACCATGTCGTAGTCAGCTTGCTTTGCCTTGCGATCACCTTCCGATGGATCGTAGCTGTACTCTGGTGGAGTGTGGTCACGGATGATGTCACGCAGAAGCTGAAACTCTTGCTTCATGCTGTAGTGGATGCGTGCTTGCACAGCAGACATCGTCTTGAGCTGCCTCTCAAGCAGAGCCAGTGTTGTACCCACTGGAGAGTTAGCACTCATGTCCGACACGTTCATGTCCGCGATTGAACCCAGACGACGGCCTTCTTCAGTCACTTTATCCAAGAGACCTGCCAGCACTTGGCTTGGTTCTTTGTACGGCAACGCCATGATGTTGTCTTTGACCGAACCTGACGGCACGTCCACATCACGGAACTCGCCGGGATTGATCGGGGTATCGTCATCCTTGATACGCAAGCCACGAGTCTTCAAGCCACCGGGTAAGTTAGACAGCGTACCAGCGTCAATTAATTGACGGATTAGGGAAGTACCTGCACGGGCGTAACCACCGATCAAGTGAATTAAGCCAAGACCATAAGCACCGAAGCCGGGGACATATGTGTACTGCACAAAGTGCTGACGTTTTAGTTTGCGCTTGTCGTCCTCGTTCCAGTTACGTCTGATGGCCAATACTGTGTTTGTACCGCGCTCGATTGTGATGATATACGGCAGGGCGATACCATCTTCATCTTCGTACCCGGGCAGGTCGTAGTCGATGTGCACTTCAAGAATCTGATAGCGATCATCATCTGTCAGCGAGTAACCTTGATCTTCCGCTTTCTTCTTTTCCACGTCTGTGTGGATCGCAACAGGCTCACCCAAGTCTTCATCAACGTAGAAGCCCGCAACCTGCAGTTTCTTCAACTCGTTCTTGGTCTTACGCATCACATGTGTAAGCCGCTCCGCAGTGGCTGCACTGGACGCACCGTACGGAATGATGATGTCTTCAGCAGGGATAAACATCGCCACCTGACGATCAAGCGACGGATCAAAATAAACTTTCTTGAACGCCGCGCCAGCTAAACCCAAGTTGTACAACATGCGCTCATGCTCGGGGCGATACTCAGTCATCACCTCAGTGAGCTGGTAGTTCATGTCATCTCTGACACGCTCCGCCGCCTGCTCTTTAAGTTTATCAATTGCGCCGACGATTTCCGTCTTAACTGGGCCCGCAGCAGGAAACGTCTCAATGATAGTCTCACTCTGGAATTTGACAGCGGCCTCGGTGAGGACCGTAGAAAATACGCCGCAAGCTCCAAGCCAAGGCTCTGTTCTTTCCTCATACTTCATCCCCAAGACATCTAAGCCCTTGACATACATGTCCACCCACTCTTTACGTGAGTTAATGTCAGCGTCCACCATCTCTACGATGTCACTAGCTACCTTAGCCAGCTCGCCGGAGTCCATGTCTTCTGCTAAGTTAGCATCAAAACTCTCTACGTCCTCATCCGGCATCAGGTCAATCTCCATGCCGTCGAGACCAATTCTTACGCCATCGGGATTCTCAATCTCGATCTCGATCATGGGCTCATCACCCATATCTTCCAATGCACTTAAGCCCAGCGGGGCTTGCGACAGTGAGGGGACCATATTCGTAGCCATATCTATCCTTAGTAAAACGCAGCTTTCTTGCTGCGGAAATATCTTGGTTCATCGGGCTCATCACTCGGCAACCGGAGGAACCCACCTTGGCGGAAACGCATCAACGCAAGTGTCGTCGCGTCAACTAAGTCGTCATGCTCGCCTGACGGAAACGCCGCAATCTCGTCTACTAACTCTTCAGCCCAACGAGTCCGCGGTATCCATACTTTTCCCGATGCAATTATGTCTGATACTGAGTTTAAGCGGGCAATTTTGTCTTGGCCCTTACTGGGCGTGTACTCCTGCACAGGAATACCCATCGCCCTAAGCTCATATATAAGCGGAGCTCCCGTGGCTTTCTTCTCAATCAGCATCCCGTCGGGTTCCCACTCGTTGTACGCAGCAAACACGTCTTTCTTCAGCTCCACCCATTCAACGCGCTTCTTATACACATCCAGCAAAATAATATTGGCCGTAGAGTTGTCCTCGTCGTTCGTGAATACCCCCCACGTCGTGCCCGCTGAATAGTCAGCCCGGTTGTTTTTCTCAAACGCCGTGTCCCATGTCTGCAAAATGTAATCACATGTCGGTGGTTTCTCATCTTCCCACCACTTCCACCAGTCGCGCTTAATAATCGCCGACTCATTACCAACTGGGTTCTGCTGGTACTGGGCTTGCCACTTTGAGTTGGGCAGCTCCTCCCGCAGCGCCGTTAATTCCTCCAAAGACCAGAACTCAGGCCATAAGGGTTTACCCGAGGGCATGATGGCAGGAAACTCAATCACTTCCCATTGCTCGCCACCCCTCGCTGCTGCGGCTTTCAGCACCTGACCTGTCAAATCCCGCTGTGCCCAACGAGTCATCACGATCACGATCGCCCCGCCCGGCTGCAAACGCTGACGTGGACCTGACGTATACCACTCCGTCACCTTGTCAAACACATCTGGGTTACTCGCGGCGAGCGCAGCCTCTTGTTCTGAGTGCGGATCATCAATAATCAACAGGTTTGCGCCCTTACCGGTCACCGTACCACCCACACCAATCGCAAAATAGTCACCACCCTTGCTGGTATTCCACCTTCCAGCTGCTTTTGAGTCCTGTTGGAGCTCTAAATTGGGGAAAATGTCCTTGTAAGTCTCAGAATCGACCAAATTTCGCACTTTTCGACCAAATCCGACCGCCAACTCACCCGTATTTGAGCTCTGGATGATCTTTTTATTAGGGTATTTACCTAGAAACCACGCCGGAAGGAGGTAACTTGCAAACTCTGACTTAGTATGACGGGGTGGCATGTTGATAATCAACCTTTTGCACTCCCCTTTAGCCACTCGCTCGAACGCTTTGGCCATAATTTTGTGGTGACGCCCGCCGATGAACTCTGGCCACACCCTATTTACGAACCCCATGAACGTATCTTGCGCAAGTTGCTTCTCTAGCATCTTCTCGCGGCGGGCTAAGTCTGCAAAGATGATATCTTTCTGGGTCGGAGACAGCTTATCCAAGTTAGCAAGCAGAGCTTGAAACTCTGGATCTAGCTTTTCTACGTCTTCTAGTTCGTCAGACATCTGACTCATCTTCCTTAGTAGCTTCTTGGATCTCTTCTTTCGGGGTCACATCCTCAATTACTTCAGGATCTTCAAACTCCCTTTTCATATCCAAGTCCATAGCGGGCACGTCGATCGCATTCAACTTCATCATCTTGCGAATCTTGTCCTTGATGGCCTCATCAATATCCGACACGTTGTTATACGTAACAGTAATTTCTGTCTTCTCAGAAAACAGACCAACGTCACTGATTTTGCCTAGCATTTCCGCAGCTTTAATCTCAATTCTAGGATCCCCACAGCCCGCCAAATCTAGCAACTTATTAGTAACTACTAACCGCAATTCTGCGGCATCCGCAACAATAGGATTGTTGTACTCTTTCAGCATAGTACCTATACGCTGGGCGACAGGCAAAGTCTGTAGTTTTGTGGATACAGTATGTTGAACTTTTTCGGGGTGTATACGTGGTCTGCCGCGTTTGGGCTTTTCTGTCATAGCATCTTCAAACTGCTGCTTAGCTATCTCAGAGAATTCTTGGAATACTTCGCCCGCTTGAACTTCCGTTTCTGGCGTTTCTTCGACGACTGCGCCTAGCCCCTTGATGAAGGCAGCTGTATTAGCGGCTAACTGCATGTTCTCACGCAGTGTCGTTGGTTCTTCCGAGTCCAGATTGTCTGGAAACGGGATCGTTTTGTCCGGTTCTATTCTGATGGTCATAGAGGAAAGAGCGCTCCATGGTTAATGCGAGCGTAGCCCGCTTCGCCCGCGAACTGTAGCAGAAAAAATACACCCTATGCAAATTTATTTTTGGGTCCCCTTACCGGGGGGTCTCCCTATAGCGAGGGGGTGGGGTCTGCAATCCCAGAAATTTTAATTTTTGCTCCCCCACTGTGCAACACACTGTGTATGTCCTGGCTAGGGTGGTGTTCTCCAATCTTGGGGGTGCCCACCCGGTGGGTCAACGCCAGCTACCTTTCGATCGCATAGGTCTCTCCGGAGCGCGAATTTTTTTCGATTTACGAGGTCTAGCCGGAGACAAGTCGATTTTTTTTTCGGGATTTTTCCATTCTTTAGCATGGCGATCCTATGTGGAGTTTCACCCCTTTTTCTACCCATTGGTTAATATACATCATCGACAGATTGATGGTCTGGCGATACGGAATGTTCGACACGGTGTCGATTGTTCCGTCGGGTGTTCTTGCCCTTCCATTTATTTCGGAGAATACATCATGGCAACTACTGCTACTGTTGCGACATCTGCTGTCGCTGTTGAAACCATCAAGGGTTTCGATTCTATTGACTCTGCCCGTGAGACCTTGTTTCAGTTGGGTACTGAGACCTTCCAAGCCGAGCGCCTTATGGCGAAAGGCAAAGAGGCGCTCGATGTACTCGATGCAAACTTGTTTGGCATCATCAAAGACTTGTCCTATGTCGAGTTTATGAAGGTGCGCGAGTTTCACATTGCGGGCGCGGTCGATCTACTCGATTCGGTTGATGCGGCTCAAAAGCGATGGGAGAGACAAGTAAACCGGATTAGTTCTGGGTTTACTGTGAAAAATGAAAAGGGTGAAAGTGTTCCCTTTACGCGCCCTAAGTCAGAGTCGAAGGATGCCGTTCGCAAAGCTGAGGCAAAAGCTAAAGAGATTGCGAAGCTGGCTGAGTTTGGCACTGCTGAGTTGGAAGAAAAGCGCAAAGCATTGCGGGCTCAGGATACTGATGCATCTAATCGTGAGGCTGACAAGCTTCGCAAAGAGATCAAGCGTCGTGAGGCTGACTCTATTGATGCTGAAAAAGCGTTGGTCAAAGCGACGGCGGACAAAATCATTGCCCGCGTGAAAGAGCTAGCGAAAGCTGGCACCGATGACTCAATGGACTTGCTCGCTCAAGTTGCATTGCTCTTAGGCTAAAGCCTACCAGTCCGGAATAGTCGACACTCTGTCGATTGTTCCGGTCTCCCCTTTTATTCTTTATTGGAGTTTATATGCGACCTACACTCGCTGACATTCACGCTCTGCCCGCCTACGGGCGTGACTACAAATCCGCGCAAGCGGTTCTTGCTGATTGGAAAGCCGGAAAAGATTTCTTAGATTTCTTGGAAGGTCATTACTTCAGCATCCGCGATTCCAGACCTGAGCAGGTTTGGGTTCGATACGACAAGCGTACCAAGTTGGTGCGCGTTCAGTAAAACTTCGCCCGTCATGCTTTTTAGCGTGGCGGGCGTTTTTTTTCGCCTTTTTTCTGGTCGGCAAATTTTGCCGCGCCCGCTGAGACCCGTTCCGTACAGAGCAACGGAGTAGTCCTGCCCGCGTGGTGCGCATCATCTGATTAACCCGCATGGTGTGTTGAGCAACGGGCTAGTCCTGTGCATGGCGGGCGGAGTTGACATGGTTTCCGCGCCCGCTATATGAAACCAGTCCCCTAACGAACGGACTAGGGCTGTTGGGAATTAACGACATTTTGTCGATCTTTCCATGCCCGCAAGGGAGCAACGCCCGCCAAGTGTTGCTCGCGTCAAGACTCGCACATACCCCCGGGGGAATCTTATGCTTCACCTGATTCGCTCTTATTAGTAGGCACCGAAAGATATCTTAGCGGGAAAGATATCTTAAGGGAAAAACGGTCTCCATAATCGTATAAAACCATATGCTTATTTTATAGTATTTTTGCAAGCCCGCTTTCGTAAGTCCTTGATTTCCCTATCTATCTATCTTTTAAAATAATAATATAATGGAACTCTTAACACTTTTTGAACAATTGAGAGGCTCCGGAAATTTTTCCCGTTTCTTGGTCTCCTCCTTCGCGGGCATGACCCCCCGCGCAAAAACTTTCCTTCTCTCAATTCTTCAAAAAGTGACAAGATTTCAATGATAAAACCCTGAAACAGCCCGCAACCCGCATAAATACTTGGTTCACCCTCTTGCGTTTTATAATAAATCGTGTTATAATACCTACTTATGGACACGTTTTTAGCGCCCATAGTATAAGAAACCCATCGAAAGGACCCGATATGCCACGCCCATCCAAGTACAAGACCGCTGATGACCTCATCAACAACTGCGAAGTCCAAGACAGCCTCTGTTTCGTTTGGCCCGCCCCACCTAGCGGGCGACTCGATTCCCAAGGGCGTTACGAACTCCCGCCTGTGCTTGCACCCGCCTCCCCTTTGGCTGTTGCCATGCTCACCAACTCCGTATCCCGCATCCTGTACATAACCTGCCGCCATATACCCGCATCGAAGCGCCTCGTGAAGTGGTGTACGACAGCCGGTTGCGTCAACCCCTACCATCACTCCGAGACACGCAAGATCGTTGCCGAGCGTCTCAAGGTTTCTACCAAAGAGGGCAAGGCGGGCAGGTTCTCTTCCGATCTGTTGCCGAGCCAACAAAAGATTAGCCACTTACTCCCAACGCCCGAGGCGATCGAAGCCGCCCGCCCTGTGGAACTTGAAGTCTTAAAGTTACTCCAAGAAAGCGCCATGCACTCCGGTGTTGATGGTCGTGGGATACCGCCCGCTTTGCGGATACAGAAGGTAGTGCCTTGGTATACGAAGAAACCGGTTGGCATCGATATAACCAAACCCCTGCTCGTTATCAAAGGCTACAAAGTGCCACTCACAGCCGAAGAAGAAGCCGCCCGCAAAGCCAAGATAGATAAAGAGGCAGAAGATTTCTTCAACAGAGATATCTTCAAGCAGATCGAGGAACGCAAGAGGCGTCTGTTGCAGAAGTCTGTGCAAGACTGGGACTTACCCACCAACTAGCGGAATGAGTGCCGAAAACGCGGAGGGGGTCTTGACTTTGTCAACAATGTATGCTATAATGTACGAAGTACATTAGCTAGTAGAACTTCTTATGTACTTTCTTCCGCAGGTCGGACTTATCGACAGTTTGTCGACTATTCCTTCCTCTTGTGTTGTTTCTTTTATTGGAGATGCCTATGCTCAGATCAACCATCTACTATGCCGTCATCGTGACGGCTTGTATTGCAGTCCTCATCCTCGACCTCTTCTATTGGAGACCGTGATGATGACCCAAACAGAGATTCAGTTCTACATGCTGACCCTTATCGCCCAACTGCGTTGGAAGCACGCCCTTGTCGACTGTCAGGTCGAGGGGCGTGACTACACCGAGATTCATTTCTATCGCCATCCCGAAACGGATGAGTTTGTCCTTACCTATTGGGAAATCAATCCATGACACACCATACTACAGAATACGATGACGATCATAACCCGCCGAGACGTACCCACGACTGGTACGCCTGTGTCCATTGCGGGGATGATGTCCACCACGAGCGTTGGTCTTTGGGCTATCACTCGTGCATGCATTGCGGCAATCAAGTCGCGATCTCCGCACGCCAATCTTGGTGTGTGGTGCAACCCTACGGCAAAGGTCCTTACATGTTGGTAACTGATGCGTCTGCCCCACAGACTCTGCGAGATACCAACCAGAAGTATCCGCGCTCGTAACCTTGGAATTGTCGACATGGTGTCGATCGTTCCTTTCTTTCTTCTTTTATTAGGAAACCAAAATGTCAGATATCAAATTCACCCGTCGCGTCAACTTCACAGAGGCCGTTGATCTGCTTCTCAACTGCGGGCATAACTCAGTACACCTTACTGGCGAACCAGGCGTTGGTAAGACCGCGATCCAAGATGTCATCGTCGAGCGCACCGGATACCACAAGGTGTACATCGACGGGCCAAACACCGATGTCGGTCAGGCGGGCATGCCCATCCCTAACCACACGACACGCACCTTGGACTTCTATCCCGCTGAGAGTTTCAAGCTTCATCTCAACGAGCCATGCGTGATCATGATCGACGAGTGGACCAAGACCGATGACTATGTGCGTAACACGCTACACCCACTACTACACGAGCGTCGCATGGGTAGCTTCAACTTGCATCCTAAATCTATTGTCTTTACTACCGGTAACAACGATAGCGATGGTGTCGGTGACTCTGCCAAAGCGCACACTCGCAACCGCCAATCGTGGATGCCGTACATGAAACCCAATGCTGAAGAGTGGCTAGGTTGGGCTGTCAACAATGGCGTAGCACCTGAGATTCAGGCGTGGGTGCGTGAGTATCCGCATTGCATGGCGTCGTATACCGATGGCGGGCAGAAAGAAAACCCGTACATCTTCAACCCAAGCGACGCATCGCAGATTGCGTTTGTCTCGCCTCGCTCTCTGTTCAAGGCATCGCACTGGGTCAATGTGCGTGATCGCCTGACTGACAACGCATTGATTGCGGCACTCGATGGTACTCTGGGTTTCTCAGGCTCGCGTGATTTGCAAGCATACATCTCGATGGCTGATCAACTCCCGACCCGTGAGGCGATCGAGACTAACCCTGACTCTGTGGCTCTGCCCACAAGCCCAGCGGCTCAATGTATCTTGATGTTCAAGGGTGTGTCTGCATGCACTCGTGAAACATTCGGAACATGGATGCGCTTCGTCAAGCGTATGCCTAAAGAAGCACAAGCACTCTTCATCAACAGCTTACTTGAAGTTAAAGCCAAGAAGAATTGGGCTATTGCACACCCTGCGTTCGTGACATGGGCTCGTGAGAACCAGTACATGTTTGCCGGACTCAAGGGATAAATCGACATTCTGTCGAACATTCCAACCAACCAAGGAACTTAAATGAAAACTACCAAGATAGGCGTCCCCGTCAGTTACCGCAACTGCTTCATCGTGCCAGTCAATGAGGGCTTCGATGTTGTTGACAAGACCACCGGCAGGTGGATACATATTGCCAGTCAGCGACTGGCTAAGTGGAACGCGACTGTATGGTCTCGTCTCTCCACCGAGTTTGACTCATCCGCACCGCTCGCCAAGAAGAAGCTGAGAAAGCTTGAGGATACGACTGTGGTTATTGATGTG